AAGAAAGGTCTGAATAATTGTCAATATTATATTTCCAAACAGCAGAACCGCCTGAACCGCCCGCGCCAATTATTACTGGTATTTGTTCGACTGATTGAGACATCAAGTATTTGAATTAAATTTGTTTGTTAGTTTTCCGACACCTGTCGAAGCGTCGCCTGCTTCAATAACTAAAGCAAGATATTGAGTAGTGAAAGAAAAAGTTGAAAGCAAAGAAGATCCTGCATTCGTTGGCATTGTTAAAGGTTCTTCGGGCAAATCATGCCACAAGGCAGGGTCAAGATCTAAATCGTTCGACTGAACAAGTTTCGCGACCGCTGTCGTTCCGTCAAAGCTTGCGTCAGTATCAATTTGAATTGAAGCTTTTGTTGAATCGCGTTGCGTTCTTGTTACTATAGCGAAAAGATTGCCTTCGCTGAAGTCGTGTTCTGTTTTCCAAGTCTTTTGCATAGCTTATGAATTAGGGTCTGTTTGTGTAAGACTTGATTCAATAGCGGCTTTTATTGCTTGTCCTGATTCTGAAGACATCCATTCATTGAAGTCTGATTTGTAAATCTTTTCAGGGTCGTTTGATATTTCAGAATAGTCTTCGCCTTCAAAGGTTCCTGTGTATTTGATTTCTCTATAGTTAACAAAAACAACTTCTTCAACTGCGTCAACAGAGAAGCCGATCAAAGATCTTTTTGTTTTTACTGTCAATTGGCTTTCTGCCAAATCTACTGAAATTACTGTCATTTGTTTTTATTTTAAGCCGCTTCAATTGAAACGATTCCGTTGTCTAAATAAATTCTGTGCCTTGTGTTCAAAGTTCTGTCTTCTAATATCACGCCGTCTGTAGTTCCTAAGATTTCAATATCGCCTGAAACTTGAAGAATCGAATCGCCTGATCTTGCGTCTGCGCCAAATACAACAACGCCGTTGTTGTTTGTACTCGGTACATTTATAGCCATGTTTGAAGTAGTGGCCCCGCCGCCTGAATTCACTGTGCTAAATTGCGCACCTATTGCAAGACCTAAAGAACCAACTGCGCCAACATTGCCAACCGTTGCACGTCCATAAACGGCAATCATTTCTTTCGTATAGACTAAAGCTGCGTTTGCGTATGCAGCGGTAAACCTTCCGCCGTAGCTTAATGCATCAACGTTTGTGCCTGCTTCACCTTCTACGGCTGCAACATAACCAGAAGGGACGACAGAAGCGCCGCCGACCACTTGACCGAATACACCGCGAGAAGTTGAACTTCCGTTTCTTGCAAGGCCGTAAAGCCCTATATTATTTGAACCAGAAGCAACAAAAGTTGTGCCCCTTATTGCCGTCACGGTTCCAGTTGGCGAACCTTGAAAGCCTGAATCTATACCGATAGGACTTGCGCCGCCGCCTATATGTTGAAACAACGTTCCTCTAACTGATCCAGAACCCGCATAAAAAGCGTGGCCTGTTGTGAATCCTGTTGCAGAATTCCAATTCCCGACATTGGCACTTATCACGGCATTTGTTCCGAATGCTGTTGCGCTCTGTCCGTTGTCGTATATTATTTGTCTGTCAAGCCCGTTTGACATTTCACGCCTGAACAATACGTCTGTTCCAGTTCCTAAACCTTTCAAGATTAGTTCGCCCGACTCAATTGTCAAAGTGTCTGTAAGCGTTGCAACTCTGTTTGTTCCGACTGTGTCGTCTGCTGAATAAATAGTGTTTGAAGAACCAGAAGCGAAAGCAAGTTCTTTGATTGTTCCTGATACGTTTATATAAAGCTTTTCGTCAGCTTCATTCAGGTAAAATTCACCCGAATAAATATCAGTACTTGACCAACTGCCGTCAGTATGGTCTTGCGTAGGGGCAACCGTCGGCACCTCTAAAGATGTAGTACTTCTTTTAATTACGATTTTTGCGTCTACGCCTATTACCATTTAGTTTAAATTTTTTCGTTTATCCCGTTGTCAGAATCTATCTTGTTGACTACACTATCAGAAAACGAATTCTGAACTTCGTCTTTGCCGCCTTCAATTTTATTTTCTTTATACCTTGCATTTTTACTTCTTAACTCATTGAACCCGCCGTCAATCTTATTGAAAAGGGTTCCTATTTTAGAGTCAATTATAATTGAATTGCCGTCAATCGTCACGCCTTCAGTTTCAACTGTTATGTTGTCGCGATTCCTTATTGTTACGTTGTCGGCCCGTATGTAGTTACCGTCACCGTTTTCAATTGTTGCGTTTGAAACTTTTGAATCAACAGTGTTTTCATTGCCTGTGATCGTCACGTTTTTAGTTCCTGAACCTGTGTTGTTCCCTTTACCCTTTACAGAAGTATTTTCGTTGTTGCCCCCGTAATTATTGCCCGCGTTTGAAGTTTCATCTTTTGAAGATGTTTCGCCGTCTCCTGGTGGTGTTACTGGTGAAACGCCAGAATCGTTGAAGCTGCCTTCGTATTCGGGTGTGTCAACAGGAACGTTGACATTGCCTTCAACTGTGATAAGTTCCACTTGCGCTAATTTAGTTAAATTTTGATTACCTTCAAATAAAATGTCATTGACATAATAGTACTGATTTTCAATAAACACTTTGCAGTTGGGGTTTCTTCTTACAAGCGCGACGTCTTCAGGCGTCAAATAAAATTCATCTTTTAACAATTGACCCCTTGCGATTTGTTGCATTGTATTCAACCACCTTGTTTGAAATATTGTGTTCGCTGTAGGTGTCCAAGTTCCCGAACCTGAATTCGGCATTTCAGCAAGTACAACTTCAGGGTTCCCAAAATTCAAGCTGAAGTTTGGGTTTATTGGTTCGTCATAATGGCCCGCGTATGGATAGCCAGTAATTTGATTAAACACGTCAAGACCTGTCACGGGGTCTTTACTTTGTACGGCAAATTTCACTTCTTCTGATCCGTCTTGATTGACAGAAACGTCACCAGTGAACAAGCCTTGCCTTGCGTATAAAACCCTAAATCCTGTCTTCGGCTCTGTCACTGAAATAGCAGGAACTATTGCGGTCGAATAGTTTGCTGTTAATCCGTTTATATTTGGAATATTTAATATTTGCCGAATAAATGGTGTAGGCTCGAAAGGCGTTTCAATTTTCTTTTGTCCCTTCACAAATTCATTACTGAAAAAAAACGTATGTTGTCCGTAGATGTCGCCGTCAGTTAGTTCTGAATAGGATTTGTTTAAAGGGTCGGTTGCTTTTTTATATGTCAAAAGAAACTCAGCGCTTTGAAGTTCGCCGATCATTTGAATTTGTTCTCTGTTTTTATTCTCTCTTTTTTTAGTCCAATTGTAAGTCGGCCCGCTTGCGTAGAAATCGTCGCGAATATCGAACACAATGTCGTTTTCGTTGTTTGGGTTTGTGTATATAATGCAATTGTATCTTGCAACAATGTCGTCAAGTATGTCTTTCTGTTTTAAATTAGGGTTGACAAATCGATTCATTTCAACGGTAGCGTTTGAACTAAAGCCCGTTTGTATTTTTTGAGATCTAAAAGAAGATCCTGCTTGAAGATATATTCTGACCCTGTCAACTTCAAGGTCTGGATTTGAAGCAGATTCGCCAACGAATTTATGACCCTGAAGTTGAAATCGAACGTTAAGTCTTGCAGTCCAACCTGATTTAAGATATATTGTTCCGTCTTCTTCAGCTCCTTGAAAAGCTCCTGTGATGTTTGGCTGTGGGTTTACTGTAGATCTGACATACGAAGTTGTTCCAACAGTGCCGACAAGGCTTAAAGGAATTGCAAAAATAGAACCTGCTTGTTGCGTACTATGCGAATTATCTCCTGGCTCGCAATATATTTCGTATGGCAAATTCTGCCCCAAGTTTTGAAGCGTAATCGGGTTCACAAGATTGCCGCTTCCGTCACGAATTTCAAGACCTCCAATCATTGAAACCCTAAGTTCTGAAAGCTTGTCGTCAGAATCAAAAGTTGTGTAATTACATACCGCCCTTATTCCAAGATTGCAATCGAATTTATAAAGACCATTTGTCGGGGCCGTGAAAATATTAGAAGCAAACAAATTGTTTGAATCGTCAAAAGGTGGCGTTGTCTCATCATTAAAAGGTAAAGGCGTAGCAGTGAAAAAAGTAAATATAAATCCGTTTGAAGGTACGGGATTTAAGTCTGCAAAAATTACTTCTGAATCTCTACCGACAAACATTGCTTTTGATTCTGCTTCAGCTTCTGAAATAGTTGGCTTGTTTCCTGAAAAGGGAATGATTTCACGTTCAAAAATCGGATCGTCTTTCAAAGATCCTGACCACGTGTATTCCTGCAAAGGGTAGTTCGGATGCGCCTGTTTTACAATTTGATTAAGAAATACTTTTTCATAAACAGCGGGTTTAAATTTTTCAATCTTTCTTATTCCGTTTGGATCTGCGTCTTTTAATAATGGATAGAATACACCGAAATTTTCCCAATCAGAAGAAAATGAAGTTTGAAGCGAAGTAAAGTTCAAAGGGTGGTCAAGAAAACTGAAGTCAATATCTGAAACCCTTTTGTCTTTTATCTGTCTGTAAAATGTTGACACTTGATCGAACACGGTTATATTGTAAGAAGTATCACCTTTCGCGTTTGTATCTATCGACTTCAATTGTAAATATCCGTTGATTATTTCTTCGCCGTCAAGTATGAATCTACAATCAACCTTTTTGTTTGGGTCAAAGATTTCGAAGTCTGCACCTATGTCGTAAAGCCCGCCGAAAAATCTGTTGTTTATTTCTGTAGAAGGAAGCTTGATTGATTTAGGCGAGTGCGCGCCTTGTCTTCTTTTTATATCTCGTATCTCAGTGACCTTTATATTTAACGGGAAGCCTAAGTCTTCACGAAGATCGAGTTGAACCGCGTTCGGAATTGCGGCTTCAAAATTTCCTGCTATTAATTGTTGTCTTGATTCTGCCATTTCTTAACGTGTTACCTCTTCAAATGAATACCTGAATTGAATCGGCTTTTGAAGCAATTGTTGATTTTCTGATTTAGCGTCTTTGAATTGCTTTGTTAAAATCTCTATAGGTATAAATTCAACAGAAGGATCAGGAAACCTTTCGTCGTTTCTAACATCAAGCCATACTTCAGTTGACTTCAAAAGATCTCGAATCATTGAATTGTGCTTTTCAGAAAGTATTGCAGAATTAACCGTGAACACTTCGTCTGATTCAACAAAATATCTTGTTAAAGGTCTTGACGTGTCTTCTTGTGTTGCTGCGTTTATAAATTTCTGATAAACTTTCGGTTTGACTGTTGTTGACTGATTGCTGACTTGATCAAAGTTCAAGCTGCTTCTGCTGCCTTTCGGATCAAGATAAATGATTTTGTGTCTTGTGTATGTTGTGCAAGGTGTCTGCAAATACAAGTTCTTAATTTCAGAAACTTGATTCAGTCCGACATCTTCAAACCAGACTTCAATTCGAGAAGTGTTTGTCGGGTCGGTCAACTTTGAAAACAAATCAAGCGTTTTCAAATTGGCTCTACTTGTAGCCGAAACAACTTCAACAATCGTGTTGTTTGTACCGTTGTTAAAATATTCTTTAACTATGAATCGGAGCGTTTGAGAAGTTCCGCCAATGGCATAATGAATAAAGAACAAGTCGTCTGTTAAGACTCTGATGTTGTTTTCAATCGACCACAACAATTGACTTGTTGTTGAAGTTAATTTGTAGTTTGATTGGTTATATGTTAAAATGTCATTTCGACTTAAAATTGAATTCAGTCCCGCAAGCGAAGAAATAATTGTTGCAGGCCCTGTGACAATGTTTCCTGATCCGTCCTTGTATTCTTCTTTAACTCTTATAGAGTAATTCGCCCACGCCGAAACCTGATTCGCTGTTTCTTTTATATCAAACAATTCACTGTCAACCATGTCTTGAAGGTGTCGCTTCAGATTAAGAAACCCGAAGCCGTCAACAGGTCGCGGCGAAACTTTTATTGTTCTGCCTGCAAGCGTATTCACTAATTCAAACACAAACTTGAATTCGTCTTCGCTTATTAAGGTGCTGCTTGCTTCGATTATTTGATCGTGCCAAACTGGTTGATATTGTTGCGGCTGTGTTTCTATTGTTAATGCCATTTTTTAAAGTGTTAAAGATTTAGGTAGTATTTGACCTTTTGTATTTGTAGCGCTGAAGACATCATTGACAAGAACAGCGCCTGCAATCTTTTCAAGCTCCTTTTCATATACGGGAAGAAAGTCTTTGAGTACTTTGTCAATGGTTGGATTAACGACAGGCGTTGCTTGAATTCCTTGCGTTGCAATCTTTCGAGCTATAGGAAAGACAGCTTCTTCTGATATTCCTTGAATCGCAACCCATGAACGAATTTTGTCAATAGGCGGAAACCGTCCAGGCGCCCGACCCTGATCAACAAAACGCAAATAGTCTTCAGCATATACTTCAATGACTGCTTTCGAACCGTCGCTTCTTACGCTTGTTCTTATTGAATTGACAAGTGTTCCGCTTGATTCTTTGCCCTTATCGATAAGCATTTCGCGAAGCTGTTCTTCATAAGCAAGCGCCAACTGTTGCGCAACGGGTTCAATTCCTTCTGATATGGTTTCTTGAATTGCCATGTGTTAACAATTAGCGTCTGTAAATGGTAACAATTCCCAACAGACAGCAGCTTGAACTTTAACAATTAGAACGCATTGAAAGCCATAGGCTTCTTGAATGGTTGTATGTCTCGCGGGCGTCAATGAAGTCGTTCCTATTTCCATTATGAATTGTCGCAATTCTGGGTTTTGGTTTATATAAATAAGTAAGTCAGTCAATATCTGGTCAGTATCTGAAAGAATATCTTCGTCGTTCTTCGCGTTGTCTGAATGCTTGTCAGCAACAAAAAGATTGATCTTGTATTTTTTAGCCTGAATCGAACCGCCTTGACCGACAACAATATCTGTTCCTACAACGTCCGTGAAAAGATAAGGGAATGCTAATTCATGCGGCACTTCTTCAGGTTCGTCTTTGTTCTGTCCTTTGGAATGACCACGCGTCGCATTGTCGCCGACGTCATTGTCTGCAATCATTTCATGTTTTTCTGCAATCTCTCGAATTATGTCAAAAATTCTCTGAAGTGTTGTTTTCTTTTCAACTGGCATTATTTTGAATTTAGTTCTTTATCTTTTGTAATTTGCCAAGCTCGCCAATTTAGACAGCTTATCCAATTCATTTTGTAAAACTCAGAAACAGTCAAGCAAAATTTTCCGTCAACCATTAGGTCAACAAATCGAATAAAAGCAAAAGGATCGTATTCAGGCTGAACAGTTTTTTTCGAACCGTCTTCAAGAATTATTTCTTTTTGCTTTCCGAAGACAATATCGAACTGATCGCGCTGTTGTTTTCTTTGTTCAAAAAAAAAGCGAGTTCATGATAAAATTTGTCGACTCTTAAATTGTCAAGAAAGAATTCTTTTCTTTCCGCCCATGTTGAAGAATCAAAATCAGAAATTACTGTCTTCATTCCGCCTTTATCGTCAGGAACAACTTTCGAAGGTCTTATCAAAATAGCCAATAAACCAGGCGTTGAGTTTTCTCCTTTGTTGTTTGCGTCCATGATCAATTGTTCGACTGAAATCATTTCGCCTGCATTTAGGTTTTTGAAATCAGGGTGAAAAATATATTCGACATCATTCATTTTGAACGGCTTCGGCTTGTTAACCTTTGGCGGCTCCTTATCAAGAAAAGAAGTCGCTTCAAGTATAGGGCCTAAATTTACAGAAGGGATCTTGCAAAGGTCTTCATAAGATTGGTCAGTCAATACTTCAATCATTCTGATTCGTTGCTGAAGTCTTAAATCGTTATATTTTTCATTGCCTTGAATCCTGCCAATATTAATAAATTCGCGAAGCGTCACTTCTGACCACGAATTCTTAAAGGTCATTTTGCTTGCTGTCTTTTGTTCTACCGTTTTACTCATTTTATTTCGTTACTGAATTAGGCTGCAAAATACAAAATTAAATGCAGCTTTGAAACTTTCCTTTTATTTCATATACGAAACGCATTGCAAGCGCGTCAAGAATGTCGGGCGAACGACCTATGAATTTTTTGATTTCGTCTTTCTTAATCATTCGAACCTTTGATTCAATCTTTTCTTTTGGTATTGTTTTAATCTGAAGACATTCGTCAACAATCTGGTCTTGATAAGTCTTGTCAAATATTCTGATCGTGCCTTTGTTGAATGCTTCTGCTAAATAAAAATATACTTGCGTTTTCAAATGTTCGTACTTTTCACCCTTCAAAGGTTTGGCCCCTGAATGAAAAGCGTATGCGCCTTGAAGCATATTTTTCAAATACATTCCTGCGCCTGTTGCGTCATAGATTATATTTGATTTTGGCACGTTGAATTCTTGTTGTAGTTCAAAGATCTTTTCTTCTGGCGGTCTTGTCTTGTCGTGGTCAATTACACGTAAAACGCTTAAACCGTCCCAAACAATAAAAACGCAACGGTCAGATTCAAAAGCAATGTCTGCTGTGATATATCGCTTTCCTGAATTAGTGTCAGCCTGAACATAGTCAAACGCTTGATTGATTGCAGCGAATGTTGTAAGCGCGTTCGGATCGTCGTCGAATTCCCATTTACCCAAAACCAAACGTTGATAATCTGCAAAGTTTAAAGTCTGCCGAAGGTGTTCAGCGTATTTGATCGGGTCAAAGTCTTTGTATTTTCTGTCATGGTCAGTTATCAAGGCAGGTATAAAAAGACGATTGTCTTTCATTGTTCCGTTCTGGCTTGCTTGATAAAAGTTTCTGAACAGGTGGTTTCGTGACGGGTTCGAATAATGAAACAACATAGGGTCAATATCATAAGATTCATTTAACCAACGGCCACACCTTGAATGAAGAACAGAAGAAACCCTTTCGTCAACTTCGCCGCTTTCATCTATTGAAGCAAACGTGACTTCAAGCGAACCCAAGTATTCGCTTAATGGATCTGAAGGCACAAACGGTAAAGCCCGAAGCAATATCTTTGAATCATTAAAGAATGTGATCACTGATTCTGTTTGATTGTATTCGAAATGCGTTCCGCGTTTAAGTCTCCAAGCAGTGGCAACCTTAAAGAAAGATTGAAGGGTTGTTGCTTTTAAATTCTTCAATTCTTTTCGTCCTATGACTGACCGAATACCGTTGTAATTTAAAGACTTGATAATATGCATTGCTGCCAATCCGTAGGACTTACCACCAGAAGCCGCACCACCGTATAAAACTTCAGTTGTTTTCTTATCTTCAAACGCTTCAAACAATTGAAACTGTTTCTTGTTCGGTTCAAAGTTTATCTTCACTTAGAAGGTTTGAAGAATAGCCCAAATAAAATAACCCGCAGGAACGCCGAAAAGCAATAAGATTGCAAACGTAACACAACCGCTTTTTGTCTTTTGTTCTTCTTCTTTCTCTTTATCTGTCATGATGTTACTTTTTTGATTTCTGAAATATACTGATTTTTTAAGATACGTATCTTTTCAATTAAATGTTCTTTTGCGAATGACTGTTCAATTCCTTTGTAGTGCGTTTGGTATTGAATGAAGTATTCATATATTTCTTCAAGCTCGTCAACAGTTTCTGCTTCGTCTACCCGAATCATTAATTCAGCAAATGTCAACACATGTTCTTTTTGCTTGAACCACGATTTGAATATTTTGATTAACATAATTAACACTTGTTTAATTTATTTAAGTTTATCACCCAACACGAAGAAAGGATAATTCTTG